CGCGACGCAGCGCCTACGGAGATTACGCTGTCCGCTGACGCTAACGGTCTGCTCCAGGCTGGCGCAACCTTCGCTGCAACGACGGCTGCGACTTCAGCGCTTGCCTTCCCTACGGCGATCCCTGCCAACCCATTCTTGGCTGGACGCTTGATGAAGCTCAGCACCGACACCAACTTCCCTGACAAGAGCGGCACAGGGGCGACCGACTACGCCTCGATCTTCAACTTCAACCTGTCAATCACGACAGGCGTTGGGATGGTCACGGCACTTGACGGCAGCCTGACGGCCGCGACGGCAGCGCTGACCGGCGTGCTTGATGCGACGCTCACCTTCACGGTGGCAAGCAACGCAGCCGCTGGCACGAGCTTCCCAATCGCCGACATCGCCACGCAGAAGTATCTGCGCCTCTACGGCACGACCACCGATAACTACGGCGTGTGGGTTCTTGGCTCGTGGGAGATCGAGAACATTGTGCCGCTGTCGGCTGATCAGGATGGCGTGGTGGTCAACGAAGTCACCTGCCGACTGGCATACGATACGGCCTCAGGCAAGTCGCTTGAGATCATCGTAGATTCGCCGCTGGCAACAGCGCCGTAAAGAGCAGCGCCTAGGGCGCTCGTAGGAGGGTCAATATGGACACCGTAAAGATCGCCTTGGAGGGCGAGTACGCTGGATGGACAGCCGAGCTGCGAAAGACAGTCTCGGCGCGCATCCTGCTCGACTTGGAGTCAGGCGAAGCGTCACGAGCGCTCGCAGCGTTTGCCAAGCTGGTAGTCACGCATAACTTCAAGGGGCTTGATGGCAAGCCTTGTGCGGATGTGTTGGACGCACCAGTAGACGCACTCTCTCAGACGCTTGAGGCGTGGGGTAAGGCGAACCAGCCGGACCCCAAGTAAGGCTCGCCGCCAGGCGGATGGCGATTGGACAATCTATCGCCCCTCCGCCGGAGATCATCTTCCACCTCTTAGGCGAGAAGTTTGGGATGTGGCCAGATGAGGTAGCGAGCCTGCCACTCGATCAGGTGCTGCTCGCCTGGATGATCCACGCAGAGATGCAGCCGAAAGGGAAGTAGATGCCAGCCGCGATTGTCGTAGATGGTCAGTTTGATCGGAACTACGATCAGCTTCGGCTTGGCTTTCTCAAAGGCTCAAACCCAAGCGCGTTCAAGCGCCTGGCATCGTTCGCCACACTCAACGCAGCGCGCACGCTTCAGAAGCCAATGCGCGATAAGGCTCCGCGCGGCGCGACCGGCAACCTCCGCAAGAAGGTGCTGGCACGCAAGGCGCGATTCAACAACCCTGCCGCAGTGGTCGGCATCAAGGGCGGCCGCAAAGGTGTGTTCTACGGCTACCTAGTGGTCGGTGGGCAGGGGCAACGACGCACCACAGCGAACGGCACCTTCGTCGTGAAAGGCGTGAAGCCACGACCGTTTGTTGATGAAGTGGTCAAGAAGCAATCAAACATCAATCGAGCAGTAGAGTCATACAGTAAGACGGTGGCTGCGTTTTTCAACGATCAGCCATTCCGCAACACCATCCTGAAGTTCAGAAGGGGTAATCAACGCTGATGGCTGCAAACCAGACCGCTAACTTCGTAGTCAAGGCGAAGGACTCCGCATCAGGTCCGCTTGGCAAGATCGGCACCTCGATGGGCAAGCTGCGCCGCGTCGGCTTCAGCGCGTTCAAGGGCATCGCAGCTGGCGCTGCTGTTGCCGGTGCTGCACTCGCAGGTCTTGCCTTTACAGCAGTCAAGTCAGCGGCGGATGATGAGCGCCAGACAATCCTGCTCAACGCAGTACTCAAACAGCGTGGACTGCTAACAGAAGGTCTGACGAAGCAGATTGACAAGCAGATCATCGCTATGGGTGCGCTGGGCATCACTGATGATCAGGTTCGCGCTGGCATTGAGGTGGGGTCACGGTTCTTCGAGAGCCGCAATATGTTGCTCAAGGCAAATGCTGTCGCCGCAGATATTGCGGCCGTCACAGGCACCGACCTTGCAGAAGTTATGACCATCATCGGCAAGGCAACTCAGGGTCAGATGAAGGGCCTCAAGGCGCTCGGCATCCAGGTCTCAAAGAATGCAAACATCGAAGAGATCCTCACGGCAGCAACAGCCAAGTACGGCGGCACGGCAGCCGAGATCGCTAACTCAACGAGCGGAAAGTTTGCTCGATCACAGGTGCGATTCAACGAGACACTAGAGGAGCTTGGCTATCGGCTGCTACCAACAGTCAACAAGGTGATGGACTTCCTTGCCAAAGAGGCTCTGCCAGCATTCGAGGCAATCGTCCGCACGGTTGGTCCAGTCCTGGATGACCTGATCACCAACTATGTTGGACCTCTCGTGCGGTCGTTCGGCGAGTTGTTCGCGGTGTTCGAGGAAGGCGACATCAACCTGCTGATCGTCGCGCTCACGCCGCTCAAGATCTTCCTAGAGGCACTGAAGATCACGGTCGACGCGATTGTCTTCGGACTCAGGACGCTCTTCGCCGCTCAGGGCAACCTAGGTGCAGCAGGTACGACCTCTGCCGGATACTCACCGTACCTTGCCAACGCAGTCGCCTCTGGAACCTTTGTTCCACCGATGGGAGGCGGAGCCACCACCAACAACATCTTTATCGGCACAGGCAAGGTGGACACGGTCGTGACCGACTCGATCAACCGCACAGGCACCTTCAAGCGCGGCCGCTAAGTGGCAAACCCATTCAGCCTAATCATTGCTGGAGTAGATAGCGGCGCGAACCTGCTTGACCTTCCAGCTCCGAGCGCTACGACTACGCCGTATGTTGATCTTGGCAGCCTGACGCTCACGCTCTCAGGCGATGGCAACGGTGGCTCAATGCAGTTCGATGTCATTGAGACCAAGACCCCAGTCGCAGGACCGTGGTGGCGCTCTGGCGCGGTTTACGACAATGCGCGCGTGCAGTTCTTTGACAGCCGATACAACGCCTCCACGCCGCTCTTCCTTGGCTACATCACCGGCATTGAGGCTCGAATGCTGGAGAACGGCCTTGGCTCGCGTGCGACCGTGACCTGTGAGGATGCAGACGGCTGGCTCGGCAAGACCATCATTCGCAACGGCACGACAGGCATTCGCGCCACCTCATTCGTGGACTCCTTCACGCTCGGCAGTTCAACGAGCACTGACCGCGACATCATCAATGGCTTGCTCGCTCGCGTTCATACGCTGGTCAACGACGCCACCACGCGCGAGATCCTGAACACTGCCGTGATCAGCGGCTCTACGCGCGCCATCTACACAGGCTCCGCACAGACCATCGGCAAGCAGACCTTCAAGGCGACCACCCTCCAGAGCGCGCTCGATCAAGTCGCAGAGGCGTCAGGCGGTATTGCGGATGTGCAGTACCGCTACTGGATTGATGGCGATGGGCGACTCAACTATGGACCCAAGACCGCAGCTCCGACCTACGCCACCGCTCCGGCAGAGATCGTCACCGACCCTGCTAGCGTCCAGACTGGCAGCACCACCACGCCGACGCGCCTGCTCGCGCGCGACCTGTCGGTCAACCTTGACCACGGCGACATCGTGAAGGGCATCTTTGTGCAGGCTGACTCAGCGTATGCGCGCTATGACAATAACCAGACCTGGCCGACCGCACCGACCAACGACCCATACTTCCGCACCTACACAGGCACCTACAGCCGCAACGGCGCTGGACTGGCAAGCCGCAGCGGACCACTGCCGCACGAAGTGTTCAGCGCACCAAAGATTGTCGCCAAGGCGGATCGCGGTGTTGCGATTGGCTCTCTGGCACGAGCGACGATGGTGACGCGCGGCAAGCCGGTACGCAGCGTCTCGTTCACGGTTGCAGGCGCTGATCTTGCACAGACCGCTTCGCCAGATTGGGAGTACGGCTACAGCCAAGGCTATCCAGTCGCAGCTGCAACGCCGTACACGCTCGTCAAGGCGTGGCTCCCAGGGCAGTATGTGAAGCTGACCGCGCCAGCGCTCGATCTCTCGTCGGCTATCTTGTACATCCCCACCATCACGATGACCTTTGCACAGGGTGGCGGCACCTATCAGGTGCAGTATCAGATCCAGGCGGACTTCCGCAGGCAGTATCTCAAGGGGCTGCGCGGCCTCATTGCAGGAGAGTAGAGATGGGTAAGTACGGCACAAACCTAGAAGGTTTCGGAGCGTTTGAGGGCGGAGTCAACGCCGACAAGGGCGCACCGCTGGTCAGCACATCGAGCGACGGCGAGACGGCGCTGCTCTTTGGTCCTGCTGCGCTGCGTGAGATTCAGGCAGGCGTGGCGAACGGCGACTTTGCTATTCCGCCAGACGCAGCTGGAGACACGATCACGGCAGAGAACCCACTGCCGTACTGGACATTCACGGATACCAGCAGCGGCGGCAAGATCACTGCGGCAATCGTTACAGATAGCGCATCCGCCTCTGCTAATGCTCTTCGCTTTACGGCAGTCAGCGGAACGGTTGTTCTTCAGGAAGCGCAGCTGACTCGATATGTTCCTGTTCCATCAAGTAGAGATAGAGCGTTTGTTGTTGTACCAGAACTGTATGTGTCCGCTGC